CTATTCAACCCGATAAACATCAGGATGTTCCATCGTTGCTGCCTCATGATATATATCATCAAGCCATTGAGGTATTTCATCTTCGGCAATGAAATCAGGAATAATCACATCATATATTCGCGAACACTTATATTCCGCGCCTGAAACATTAAAAAGCAAATATCCCGTCTGACTTCTTTTAACACCGATAAGACGACCAAATACATTGAATATCATCATAACAATCCCTCTAGCTCACACTGCCTTCAGGCATAGTAGCACTGTTGCCCGAAGAAACTAGGCTGGTAGATTGCGATCTGGTCATACAGATAATATAGGGTTAGCGCTGGCACAAAACCGCTGTCGCCACTTTGTCGCCATCACTGAATTAAAATTAAGAAGGGTTATCGAAGAAAATGATTTAGATTGTTAATATTGAAAGGTTTTGTTGGTGGGTCGTGGCGGGTTCGAACCGCCGACCAATTGATTAAGAGTGGCTAGAACCACTTATAACTCATTGTTTTAACAGGTGCTAACCGCATTCACACTGTGTCATACCTGTATATCTAACCATATAAACTGTCTATCGCATCGTGTGGTCACGACACATAAACGACACAGATAATTCCCCTTCCTCTCTCCCATCACATACACGGGTTGTCATCAAACTCGCTCATTGCCATATCGTTAACGACATGTGTCACTACTCCGAATATTTCAAATCCTGTTTCTTCATCAGCGAACGTCACATCATCATAGTTTTCCAGTTTCGCCAAACAAGGCACTGGCATCGTCAACAACCTGCGCAAGACGAACTCGCCGCAGAGTGCCGCAACAACGACGCTTCCATGAACCGGTCGTTTCGAGCTATCGATCACAAGTAGCGCATCTTTGAGCACACCGGCGCTCGGACAATAGTCTGGCCACTTCATAAAGTATGTGGCGTGTGGTGTTTTAATGCATAGCTCATCAAGGCTGATTGGCTTATCTGTGTAGTCCGCTGCTGGGTATGGGATGAAGTGAGAAATGCGGGAAGATTCTGATTAGACTGGAAATAAAAATCTGTAAAAGGAGAATAGTGAAAAACCCACGTAAGTGGGCATTTTTCTTGATTTTGACACTAAAGTTTATGTTTTTATTATTGATTTAGAGATATATAAGTATCATTTTTCTTTATAATCACTCCACTCTGTATGGCACCATACTATTAGCATGCCAATACTTACCCAAAATAAATATTCAGGAAATTTGCTTTGTCCACTTAGTAAAGATAAAAATGATATCAATGCACATAGTCTAATTATCCATCTGTTAATCTTCACTCAAACCTCCAACAAGAGACGATATAAAATAGTAACACTTGACATTACTCTAACAAAGCAATTTAACATTGTAGCTAAAATTAAACATAGGTGAAGACAGTGAAAGGTCAGCGTTGCGAGAATGCGCTTGGTTTTTTCATGGGTTATGTTGTAATTAAATACTCAATAAAAGCCCCAAGCGCAACAGGCTATCAATACTTTTCTCCTAAGCGCCTAGGTTTGTGACATTTAAACTGAGATTAAATATTTTTGGATCTGTATTTGAGTTAAATACACCAATCACACCTCCTGTTTTGTTGAATGTACCTTCATAAACTGAACTGCCAATAATTGAAATTATTGCCCCTCCCACCCCACTAGCCCTTTGATTAAAGTAGATTTTCAATTCCTCAGTCCCATCCACGCCAGTTGAAATCCACCCAGTAAGATTATTATTTTCCATATCACATATCTCAAGAAGTTGGTTGTTTCTCCTAATAGCAACACCATTTCCATTGAGAGAGTTGTAGTTAATAACTACTCCTGATAGATTTGCCAATGGCTCATTAACAGATAAGCATCCTGTATACTTTGCCCCCGAAGACATCCACTCCGGCATTTCTGAAAATGGCGTACCATCAAAAACGTTTGATGTAAGTAAGTCAACTTCATTACTATTGCGCGAAATAAATCTTCGTGGTGTGGTTTTGGGAATTGACAGTCTCACATTCTCAAATTTAACACCAGACTGTATATACTTACCGAAAATAAGAGTAGGAATATAGGCCCTTGTTGGTGAACCTCCGTAAATTATTGTTATTACATTTAATCCATATCTTAACGCACCTACATATGTCCTTAGTGTTTTACCTGTTCCCAATTTATCAGAACCAATGAGCTCATTTTTATGAATATATCTAACAGCATCATCATTCGGCGCAACAAATGTCTTAGCAAGTGGGGATGCTACAGATATATTGTGTCCTCTTTCTTGTGTCGTGAAGTCACTTTCACTTGTATACGGCTCCAATATTGTAAGACTCATCCCACTCTCTTCACAAAACACCATGGCATTAATATAAATATTTTCTGAGTTTGGTCTAACAACAGCAAGATACCCCATCCTATCTAATGCTGGGGTGCCACCAGATGGAGAATATGTTATTGGATAGTGAACGCCAGAAGTACCTATACAATCCCAGTACTTATCAGAAGAAAACGTCAATAATTTATCACTAGGTTTAAACGACGGTATGAATGTGCCTTTGCATACCTCTGACAGCATAGCATTGCCAATATCTGCCTGTCCAAGTGGCTGTGGGTGAGTTGTATCAAATGTTCCATCATCTTTAATATAATAACTGCGGTTAAATCTTATATCCTCAGATGATCGCTTTCTTAGATAGTTGCCTAAATCGAAATATTCTGTATTTTGATAATTATTACATATTGTCCTCTTTAATGCCCCCTCCTGTGCTGTTCTTAAAGCATCATTCATATTTACAGTAACCAAACCAACAGAACAGCCATACCCCCACGCCTTTCTTATTATTTGGTCGAACCTATCTAGATAATCATCAAAGTTATTTTCATTTATATCATTCCACCCCATGGCCATAAGAAAAACTTGAGGTGCACTATTGTTATAAGCTTTGTTTTGAAAGAATCCATAATCAAAATTCCTGTAAGCCCACCCATCCATTAATTTCATACTATTAAGGGATGCGTTATAAACTTTCATTGCTGGTATATTTGTCCATCTTGATATAATCGCATTAAGACCTAACCCAAAATGTGCCACCCACGAATGACTTCCGCCATTTTGAGAGTGATCATAGTTTGTAGATGAAAGATTATAATTTGGTGCTCCTGTATTCGGATTTGATGTTGCTGTCTGCTTACCCCAAAAGCCATCAGATATTGAATCTCCGATTACTCCGATAGTACAATTTTCAGAACCTTTGCGCTTTAGTTTCTGATGTATCAAATTTGTAGGCGTGAACTTACCTCCTTTTGTTGATAAATAAACGTCAAAAATGTGTTCATTACCCCACGGATCGGTGGTAATAATGCTTCCTTCACCAATAAATTTCCTTACATCATCCTCTGGCAAAAAATTGCATCTTATTTTTACGTCTTTCGGCAAATATATCGTTCCAGAAAAAGTAAAACATGCGTTTCTGTTATCGGTGTCAATATCGAAATCAATATTTTGGACAAAATAAATAGATGTACCGTTAGTTCTGTATTTATACTTTTCTAGTTCTCCTCTCAGTGTGGCATCACCCACACTTAACCATTTTCCAGCACCGATGCCCCCTGTTGATTCTGGGGTTGAGGCTGCCGGAACTTCCTTAGAGAATGTGCCAGTCCAGTAATACCAGCTTTTACTATTGTCATCCCAGATGAAGTCCCTTTCAGACTCTAAGGTGGCGCCATTAAGGAACGTGCTCTTGCCATCAATTAGATATTCAATTTTGTCGTTTACATCTTCAACCGATGGCACACCAAGATTAGCTCTGGCTTGTGCGGTATTCTCAAGTTCGGATAGGTTGTTTTTCGCTCTCAAGAGGTGGGTAATCGGCAATCGCTGATCTGTTTCGTTCTGGTTAACTAGCAGTACTGCGGTATCAGTCGTATCTGTTGCTTCAGGTAGTTGGGTTAGTTTTACTTTTTGTTCTTCCATTATGCGGTCCTATACCAGCCAGCGAGTTTAATAAATGAGTTGGTTATATTTGCTTGAGCTCCAGTACCTGATGATCCTGTGTTTCCTTTCACATCATGGGTATGAGCGCCAATGTCTACCTGATGCACATGATCGCCAGCCGAAGAAGTATTCTGGCGGCCCCAAATACCAGTAGAGCCACCTGATACAGCTCGGTTATTAGGGTTAAGCAACATAATGTTTTGCATTGAATGAACGTGGGCACCAGCGTTACGTGTAGGCTTTGAGCCATAATCAAACTGGCTTGTTTTCAGGTCTATTGGGTGGGAGTGTTGTGGTAGGTTAGCCTCAGTAAGCTTCAGATCGTCGCTACCACCGGTCTGTAGAACGTCGCTGCCTGTCGTATTTGCCAAGCGAATTGTTCTCCCGTTACCGGGTAATCTCGCCCACGTAGAGCCAGTCCAAATTGTGTTTGGATTTACATCATTAGCGAACCATTCAACCTTACCGATTGGATAGCGCATGTTGAACATTGCGTTTAGCAATACTTCTACAGTGATAGAGCGATCATTCCCGCTCTGATTAATATGCAACAAGTCTCCTTCATCGGCGCCAGAGGCAGATGAAAGGTCTGTTAGGTACTTCAGTGTAATATCGGCCATCAAGCCCCCTCGAGCGCTGCAATACGAGCATTGAGATCTGCTATCTGCGCGTACAGGTCATTAAGCAAAGTGTTCAAATGATTGGCGGCTAACTTACTGCCGGCTGAAATGGAACCATCTGGCATACGAACCGGAGGAACGAATCCTTTATCAAGGATTTCATCTGGAATAGGCTCTTTATTGGATTGTCCGTCAGGGTAGGAAACATCAGTGTTAGCAAAAGAGGTTATAGCCATTAATTACTCACTTAGGCATCGCGCCACATAGCATTGTCCCTGTGACGCCATAGTCACGGGAAAAAATAAGAAGGTAGTCGTCGTCGGCTACGCCGAGATATGATCCGTTGACTTCGAGCACACCGGATACTGAGCCAGCAGCGTCAAGATAAGAGCCACTAATAAAAACCGAACCGCGATTAAGACCTAACGCAGTATCATCGCCAACTTGCATTGCTGTATTGGCTCCAACCTGAAGCGCCTGTCCGGAGGAAATATCTATCCCAGCTAATGAAAATCCATTTAGACCGTAATCATGGGTCGTGTAAGCCCTAACCCCTGCAACAGAAGCGTGATCGACGATAGCGTTGATGTTTTCTGGTACGTATGGACCTGTTGCATGCACACTGAATGCTGCTGGTGATAGTTCGACGAGCTCTACATCCGTACTTGAAGTGGTTGTCGCTGTTACGACCATTACGTTATCTGGCGTACCGCTAAATGCCGTGGCTAACTTTGCCTGCATAATTGCGCGTCTGTAGTCATCATCAGACCGACCATCTCGCCCAACATCTACGTATTCACCGAACCTATCCAGCTCGATCCCATGCGCGTTATAGATGCTATACGTCAAATAAATGTACTTAGCTCTAGCTTCAATCTCAGGGTGCTGTATCCCCACAGCAGCAAATAACGCAGGAACCTGATCTCCCTTCTTTAGCCAATTTGTCGGTCTTTCCCGTATTAAGGAGGGGAAATCCACATCAAGCCAATCAGACACCGGTAACCTCCACATTTGCAGTAGAGAATGATGCGAATGAATTTTCAGGAATCGAAATGTTTGTTTCTGCAAATGTCGTTCCGTCAGAGCTTACGGTTACAGTCATCTTTCCAATGCCTGTCGTATTGGCATAGATATATCCGTAAATGCGCTGAGTGATCACGTCATCACCAAGCCCTAATGTTGCGCCGTAAGCAACTACACCCTGTTTGATTGCATCGACAACAGCAGATGGTAATGGCTCTTCAGTATCGAGAAGGACCACATCAACCTTCACATGAATATCTATCTCAGTTGGACGTGAGAAATTGACGAGGTGTGGCCTTTTGTAGCGGTCGTATACAGTGATTGAGATTGAACCGTAGGTAGCAATGCCTGCACCTTTGTATTTCCAGATCGCATCAGCAATATCTTGCTCAAGACCTCCAGATACGATGGTATGAATTGCCTTTGGCGGAATGCTATCGACAGTGGTCATCGTGTCGTTCTCAATGACCTTGGCTAGGGTAACGCCATTAACCTCGGTGATTAGCCGCGTTTCAATTGCTGGCACAGTTGCTGCGCCACCAGATGACGAACGACTTTGATACAAACGTTGCCGGTAGTCAGTATCCGATTCACGATCTGAGCCTGTAGCGCCTTGGACAAGGTTGTTTACAGCCGTCCATCCAGTGATGGCGCTTACCGGATTATTCAAACCACCTACAGGAACGACAATTGGCCCTGCCTCTGTCGCTTCAAAGATGGACGGAGATCCAATTAGCTGCCAAGAGAGTCCAGAACTTAATGAGACAGAGTAACCTTCAATGAGGTTTTCCGAGGTCAGATGGATAACTGAGCCATTTGCAGTTGCAGAGTACTGGCTTGTTGCATCAACGACGTCCGCCAGACCGCTTGCTATGCTATTAACGGTGTCACCGCTGATTTTGGTGTACACACAATCTACCCCAGCAATCCGAATGGTATAGGTCGATTGCGTGTTGTTGCTCACGCGAACCTCGCCATCCAAAAGAGTTGATCTTGTAATCGATTCGTCAGATGTCAGGCGAAACTGATAATTACCAAATGAAGCAATGGAGCCTGCAGGAACAAGTCGTGACTCTGACCCATAAATAACGGCGTTCACTTTTGTCGTGGTCTTACCATGACGAGTAATCCCGCCCATCCAGTCGCCAAGAGCATCAAGCGCGAAACCTTCAGCAGAAGCCAGAAATCGGCTAGCCCACAACTCTTCTTCGGTTTCGAAGTGAATTGCGTTTTGCTCGGCCTCAATACCGATCCACTGTCCGGTTGATGAATCAGACTCTCTATTAATTGGTCCAACGACCGTTTCCATTGCATCACCGATTTCTTGAACCATCTCCGGTAATGTCGGCTTATCAAAGCCTGTAGCAGTAATGTAATCAGCCATAATCACCTTATTTCAGGCATAAAAAAGCCCCGCACAGTGGCGAGGCATATTGAGTTGTGGGATATCAGGGATACTGAACCAACCCGTAATCTGTATTAGCAGTAAAATCGATACTTAGTTTACGGTTCTCGCGATCAAACTTGTAAGAGAACTCGACAATCCCTGTAACACCATCTACAGCTAGAATCTCTGCTCTTATCGCTGATAGCGCTCCATTAAGCGTAACCTGCTTGCCAAGCACGTCCTGCAAATATGGTGTGCCAAATTCACTATCAAGAAACCATTCCCCTTGCCACAGGTTGAGCCTGAACTCAATCTGCTGTCTAACGCGTTCGGCGCCATCCACAAACTGTAAAATGCCGTTAGTGAATACAATTTTGTTGTCGGTTAGTCTGAAATCAATCATCGATAACCCCAAAATAAAAACCCGCCGAAGCGGGTTGGTTAATCATCTAATAATCCATTTTGTTGTTTAGATGGCTTATTATTTTTAAATTTTCTATTGATACTGATAACTTCTTCATCCATTGATCCTGCTCTGGTTGCTATTTTTTCCAGTAGCTCAATAATCCTCTTTTGATTATCAATATGCTCTTGAATCTTCCAGTACCAAAGGTTGAATTTTCTAAATACAACAAAGAGCACAATACAAATGACTAATACCGTTAATAGGTTTTCCATATATCACCTTAATTAATTGGTTCATCAGTAATGCCGCCGCCATCACCGTTTTCCTGATGTTTGTGAGAGCCTATTTTAATACCATTAATCACCACATCACCAGTTACATTCATAGTCCCAGTAATGCTTGCCACTGAACCAACTCCGCCATAACCAGTCATTCCACCTTGATATGTGAACATATTTTCAACGGTCATTTGTCCCTTAACCGTATGGAGAGGAGTAGTCTCCTCTACTCCGCCCGGCGCATTTATCGTTATTTTCCCATTGGCATCTATCGCTATAAATGCATCACCATGATACATGCGCATATCGTCATTACCCGGAACGGCGTCACTATAGCCAGCTCCCGGTATTACGTAAGAATCGATTATGTCGAAACGGCGAGTATCATCACTACCATCTATTGCTTGCTGACAAACAATCAAGAAACACTGGTCACCGGCCATAACCGGCCCCTTAATGCCAGCTTGACCACCGGCGAATTGTGGCCAGATCATTCGAAGGTCGCTTAAAACTGGGTAAGCGTTCGTATCACCATCTGAATAGATTTTCTCCCCATCTGGCTTTACGGTTACCCTTCCGGCGTTATAACTAACGACTGTACACGGCAATGCAGTGTTAACCGTGTCCATTTCAGTGCTTACGAGCCGTCTTAACGCTTCAACCACATCACTGTTATCAGCCATTAAATGAACCTCAATAGCGCCTCTACGCTCCATTCCTGCCCATGTGTATCACCGCTATAACGCGCCTCTTCCACTCGAAAGAACTCTCCATCGATCCCGCGTGATTTCACCTGCACATAAGCGCCCGGATAAATCGCCGGATTAAGGAGTGATTTCACCCTGTAGCCCTGCACCTCAAGCGTCACCCTGTCCTTCAGCTTCGCGGTAGGGTCTTCTACATCAACAACGGTGCGCACAATCCCTTTTTGACCGTACTTAATCCCCTGCTTGGCGGCAGTCTTCTCGGTCATCGTCTTTGCTTCGCGGCGTGGGTATCCAATCATCCCAGTGTCTTTCGACAGGACAACCGCCGTATCTGCGTAAACTCCGCCCTTCTTGATGATCTGAATTTCCCCATCCTGTGCGCTCCACTCAAGCCCAAGATAGTTACAAACCCTATCCATAGCATCACGCACCCTGCCGTTATAGGCGAATCCTCCTACATACTGCTTATCCTGTACCTTGCTAATGCTTTTCTTAATGGGTAAGCCAAAGTTTTTGGCAACACCATCAAGTACCGTCATCGCAGAGGTATTTGGTGGGAATGAAACACTGATCTTCGCGTCACGAAGAGGAATAACGCTATCTAGCAGCTCCATTTCTGTAATGGTGTCTGGACCGTCCTGATAGGTTAGGCTGCGGCAATTGGTTCCCGTGAATATGGTGATCGCCCCAATATCTTTTACGTAGCCAGCTTTGATAATGACGATATTATTAATCGTCTCTAGCATGGTGATTGTGCTTGGAGCTGCATTGTAGATTTTAAGAGAGGCTTGATTGGCTGTTTTGCTGGCAGTTTTTGTGATGTCGAATTCAAATCTCAGGTCTTTAATGCTAACGGCATCGCCTTGTGGCTGGCCAACAACTATCTCACCCGTTCGTAGAAATAAACTCATTTATCTCTTCCTTAGAGGCATAGAGCAAAAGGTGATCTCCACCAATGGAGTCAATATCTGGTCTGGTTTTCTCGCCATAGGTACGAATGAAATACAGATCGCCAGTAAAGTTATCGAGGCTAAAGTTCTTTAGTAATGGGTAATTCTGAACAAGCTTTACTCCAGTTATGATGGGAACAGATTCACGATCATAAATACCCAAAGACCAGAACCCGAACCTCTCATTCCATCGCAACCTTAGAGACACAGGAGTGTCATCAAACACAGCCTGAAGCGTCTGGTCAGTAAAACCTGCTTGAAAGTTTAATGGGGTCATTACGTAACACCGCCTATAATTTTACCTAGATAATCGCCCAACTTTCCGCTAGCCCCAGATAAACCATCGGATGCCTGTTTGAGAATTGAACCGGTATTTTTGCCGTTATCCTTTGTGGGAGTTGCTCGATTAGCCGTTGCCGGGTCTGATGAGTTGGATGTTCCAGCCTTCGAAGTCCCAGACGTTCCATTGCCAGATTTTTTTACGCCAACACCGGGTGGAAGTTCAGTAGTTGCAGTGCTAACTATATCGCATTGAACGGCATCTATAGTGAAGTTGACCGCATCACCATCCTCCACACGGCGGGGAAGATTTATATGCTGGATCAGCATGTTTTCGTATGTGTAGCTTTTGGTGTAAATGGTAACAAGCTCATTCGAAACATAGAGTGAATCCAACAACTTTATTGCCGTGTTTACCCGATCCTCACCATCAAAGCCATTAGCAATCGCATTCGAAAGCTGCGTTAGCACTCCGGTGACAGGGGCATTGCTGATCATGCCAGCAACCGTGAGTTTTCTTGGCTGCCTGATGATATGGTCAGATATCGGTGAACCATTCTCTACAGGGTTCATTGTTACATCACGATTCCACTCGTGTGTCTCCTGATCTAACGTGTCGAATTCTAGATTGCCGATAGATGGGTCATTAAGTCGGAATGTACTGTCGCCAGATGTATTCCATAGAAAGCCAAGCACATCAGTCGCCATGCTAGCCCCCTGTGTTAAAGTTAAGAGTATTGCCTAGCGCGTTCCAGCCAACATCATTAAAAGTGCTCTGAGCGCTATCACGTAAGAATTGAGCTTGCTCCTCTGATGTGCCAGCAGGAACAGAAATATTGCCAATATGTACCTCAACCTTTGGACCAGACATCGAAGATGATTGAGGGGATGATAGAGACTGATAACTTGGCAGCAAGGTGTTTGCGCTAGCTGAATCAGTGTTGTACTGAGCCATTCCAGAAATCATATCAGACCACATTCTAGGCACATCAAAAGCACCATTAGTCTGATTATTCCCCCATGACGCCCACTGTCCTAAATCTTGAGTCAGCCAGCCAGCTTTCTCTTTTAACCACGGCCCAAACTTAGTCGTACCGAGTTTATCCCCCCACTCTTTCACAGTGTCCTGACTGGAATTGAAGAAATCGGCCAAACTATTAAGGGTATTCAAAGCCCAGACAGCCATGTCTTTCATATCAGTCAAAGCTACCTTCAGTGAGTTAATAGCATCCGTATACTCTGTTACTGGACCTATCATGTCGCCTAGCAAAGACGGGCTACCACTCAGCCACTTATTAACATCCTCACCGACCAGAAAGAGCGCGGCTAACGCAGCAATAATTAAGAAAACTGGGCTAGTTAACGCAGTAAATGCAGCGGAGAGAAGGTAAACAGCACCGACCAATCCAGCCGCGCCTAACGCTACGCCAAGTATCTTTACAGCGTTCTCAGCACCACCAAGCGCCTCAGTCACAACATCTAGAGAGTATTCAACCTTGTCAGCAAGCCATAGAAACTTACTCGCTATCCAAGAAATCGCGGTTGTACTGCGGTTTAACCGGTGAATAAACATGTCCCACCGATTACCAATGATCTCCATAGCTTGATGGACTGTCATCGGCATTGAGGCGAATTCCTTTTTAACCTCACCAGACATATTTCTTAGCGCGTTAACGATTTTATCTGCGCCGATGCCACCGCCATTACCTTGAGTGGCTTTCACCATTTCATTCAGCGTCATGCCTAATGACTTGGCCAATCGTGACGCGAATGCATCCGAGTTTTGCATAATGATACGCATATCAGCCCATTGCAGTTTCCCCACTGCAATAGCCTGAGTTAACTGCATCATGACACTGGTTGTTTGCTGAGTGTTTGCACCTGCCAGCTGCAATCCCATTGCCACTGAGTCAGTAACATTAAGCAGATCTTGTTCAGACTTGATTAACTCATGTGTCGCTGCACCAATTCCCGTGTAAGCCTCTGCATACGACTCGATATTTACACGGGCATCACTAGCGTGCTTTGACAGGTTTTCGATGGCCTCTGCGCCACCGTTCGTTGAAGTGATCATCTGACCGAGACGAAACTCTAGTGATTGCATCTCATCAGCAACGTCAATGATGGATTTTAGGCTAAACCCAGCAAGAGCACCGGCAATGGCACCGCCTAGCCCTCTAAATCCCTCCGTAACCTTTTTGACCTTATCATCAACTTTATCAAGACTTCTGCCTGTGGCCTCGCTCCCTGTCAGCCCCAGCCGAATCAATAGCTCTCTTATTACCATCTACTTCTCCGGTGGCATGTTCAGATAATCGGTCATCTCTATCAGAGCGTTGAGTTTTAACAGGTCTTCGCATGTCACGGTGCCTGATTTAACCTCAGAAACCGTACACATGTTCCTTAAAATAGGCTTCCATACCCAAAGCTCATTCTCGACATCTTCCCTTAGCTTCCCTGACTCGCGCCTTTCGTTAGTGCTTGAACTCGGCTTGCCAGTTCTTCTTTGCTTAACCCAAACAGGGTGAGTACTTTCGTGAAAAAAGGGGTGAAGTTTAGCTTCATCACCTCCCAGCACAGTTCAAAGAAATCGAATAGCGTGTCTACTGTGAACACAAGGTTAATCGCGTTAGGGCTATCAATTTTCTTCTCATCGCTCACACTGATAACAGATGAGTCGCGTAGAATTGGGATGATCACCTCTTCCAGCGTCTTTTCATCAATACCTGCTAGCAACTGAATGGCGTTCGCATCACCACCTGAAGCCAGACCTTTATCTAGAAGTGTCTTAAGTTTCACTAGATGTTTGGCGGCGGCGAAAGCATTCATCTTCGCGGCCTTAAACTCTTTATCGCCAATACGAAATGTGGTTAATTCCATTGCCATTAATCCCCAATAAAAAAACCGCCCGTAGGCGGCCTATTTAAACGTTGTTCCCGCCCAGCGAGAATTTAAGGTCTGCACACTCAAAGGTGTAAATTCGTTCGCCAACTTCATTGGTTGAGAAAGCCACATCCCCAAGTTGGTATAGCCAAGCCTGACCTGCAGCAATAACGGTTCGACCAGAGAAGTCGGTTACCGAAACAGGGTAAACGGCCTTACCATCATCAGTCAGCGAGTCAAGATTCATCAGTGCTGAGATTTCATCGTTAGCAATTGAAGTTTGCAGAAGGTGTAATTCAATCTGGCCTCGCTTATCAGTTACGCGCGCACGACCGACAGATCCATCCAATCCCGCTTTTGACTCATAGAAGTTTGCATTTTTACGAGCAGTGATAGAGTCACCATCACTAAACCCTGTAAGCAGTAGCGGCCCGATAGTGACAAACACCTCAGAGCCGTCATAAGTGCCAGTTAATTCAGCAGACATAATTAGCCCTCATAGCTGTAAGTCAGTGATCCGTTAATCTCAACCAGTTGAATTGCACCAGCTAAAAGCGCCACGAACTCAATGTATAGAGTGCGTGTTGCTTTAATATCTGCTGACATATCAGCCGCGTTTGGATAGGTGATTTTAAATCCTGGCACTGTATTGCCATCGGAATCACGCTCATCAGGAGCAATACCGCCAGCCTGCTGCCCCTGAATAAGCGAACCGTTCAGGTTATTCACGATCAGCGCAATTCCGCCGTTGGTATAAGGGACTTTTTTCTGGCGTATCATCAGCGACGCCATATTCTTCTGAATGTTGTCTACCAACCAGTCACGGAAACGAACCACATCAATCCACTCACCAGAAGCAACCTTCCCTTTGTTAATTAGGAAGGTATTTTCCGCATATTTCTCATACGCGTTAGCATTCTTTTGGAATACATAGCTCTGTTCGGTATCGCTGAATTTACTTGGTGTGATTGCGGATAAAGTTTTTAGCGCCCATGTTTCGCCACCCGGAGCGATAGTAAAGCAACGCCCCATCCATGCCATTTCTGGATATTCTGTTGCTGCGGCCTTGTGAGCGATCAAGCTAGTGCGAAGATATTGCAGTTCTTGCAGTTGAGATGCGATATCTGTATCACCAGAAGCCCAAATGCCAGCAGTATCACTACATGCAAAGAACAGCTTTGTTTGGGTCTCTGCCCATGCCGCCGCTGCACTGATGAGGTCATCGCCTCGCTCTACTAATGCAAACCCATACCAACCTGAATCCTCTTGCTGAATAGCATTGAGATCAGCCGCTAATCCATCATCAGACCCAGAAGATGAGATACCCAAGTTAGTAACCGGCTTAATAACAGTGGCTGTGTCTGGCGATTTGATTGTCAAACTTAGCCCATCTGCACTAGCCGTTGCAGTAAACAGCGCAGCAATAACAGATTGCGCAGTAAGGGCTGTATTCAGACCGGTATAAACGTCCTCAGCATCATCACCGCTAGCCGCGGTATAGGTAATATCAGTCCCGTTTACATTAAATGTAAAGATATTCCCTGCCACAATCGATGGAATGGTTACCGTTAGGTTTACTAATACAGCATTTCTACGGCCAACCCATGCCTGATTTGGTCTTGGTGTTTGGCTAAAGACAGCAGAAAGCGCCTTAAGCGTTTGCGGATCTAGGCCATCTTGTTGCGCTGCGTTATAGCTTGAATATTTGCGTACCCGCTCACTAAAAGCCGTTGTAGGCGATACTGCGAGCGGAATACCGAATGACGCCTTAGCGATACTCGCTGTATCCAGCGAAATAACCACATTGGCGATTTGGCTCAAATCTGCCATTTGATAACTCCGTATTGATTAGTCGGATGTGACGGCGAGAGTGATGTGTGTTTCTATGCCGCCGATGTCGCCATTCGCATCAACGGTTTCAATAAGGCCAACGTCATCCAGATATTTGCCTGTATAACGAAATGTTAAATCTACGTTTGCCATAGCCTCGAAGTTTGCTTCATCACGTAGGCCTGTCAGATCATTGACCTGCGCATTGTTGCTAATAACGAAGCGTTCTTTACGCATGAGATAACGGCTAGTCGTCTTTCTGATGTTATTCACCAGATTGTCGCAATACTCTCTCGCGCTGCCGCCGTAAACGTTCACCATCACCGCTCCCTCCCGAACGCCATGTGAGGGCATAACGCCGCCATCATCAACCTCGCCATGCTCATCCCTTCCGACCGTAAGGCGTGTGGATACGCGCAACGTGGCATAGGGTAGTGGTAAGCGAGAGTTATTCTGATTGGCGTAGGCAAGTGGGATGGTGATTAACTGAGATAGAACACGGTAGGCGGCAGATTCAACAGCATCAGGAACAAATTTTGATACTGAGGTTTCAGCCATCGCGCTTCCTTACTACATAATATTTGTAGTGTGAGATGATGCCGTTCTGCCATGGTTCACGATGCTTAACCTCGTAGTTAAATCCGTCAATCACAACAATGGCTGGCTGCGCCATGTCGAAATCGTCAGTGATCTGCAACTTGGTATCGCTGTATAGCCTGCGATAATCAGTTAGCCTACGCCCAGCCTCTAAACTCTCAATCTCCTGCGTGTCTTTGATGCTTTGCACGCTGAAATAGGCTTGAGACTCCACCATCTCACCATCAACAATCACACCGTTAACCAGCGTAGATGGAGCAGGGGTAAGCACTTTGTAAGGCCTGCGGAATGGGTTACTCATTTCGATTTACCGTAAGGATGAATGGCGAAAGTAACTGAGTTGAGCATCACGCCCTTGTCTATCAGCGGCTTTGATGACCCCTTCAGTGACACGGTCAATGGAGCATTAGGAGCCCACTCTCCATTAGTAATGCTTTTCTTGACTCCATTCACCATTTCTACACCGGCTGCATTTAGAAATTGCATGAACGTGGTCTTTCCGAGCAATACCTGAGTAACGCCATTCACTGAGAATTTCTCAAGTCGTGATACTGAATTGTCAAAATAGGTTCGCATGAATGGGCGTGATGGGATCTTTCTGGTTCCGAACTCATTCCATGTAGCGTAATCTGCAACAAGAACGCCGTCATTCACCTCCCCCTTCTGGATGCCCGTTACTACCTCTTTGCTTCCAGTCGCTTTAAGCTCTTGCTTGAGGTTATCCCAAAGCCTTTTGTTATCCGTTATCTTTACGGACACAAGCAACCTCCTACTATTCCTCTCGTCATAATAGAAAAACCAGCCCCCATGCGTTTACGGAGCAACTGGAGCAGGTTTCCATATGTGGTGCCACTGAGGTAGCTGGAATCGCTGGAAACATTGCCATAGGTGATAGACAAATCACCTTCTTTGCGTGACAAAACCTTACCAGATGAAGATGAGCCATTCTGAGAATATCCGCCCGGCGATGCCATGATATGTGCTGCCATTAGTGCTAGTGCAACGTTATAAGCTTTTCCATATTCATCAACACACACATAAAACGTAGCAAAATCAATATACCCCTGAACCACTTCATCGGGAACAGCCGCAAATTCAGGCGCAAGCTTGCGGAAGATTTCCAGAGGCGTCAGGCCTTCAAATGCGGCGATGTTCATTACTCGTCTACCTTATCTTCTTGCTGATGGACTTCAGCATTTACTTCATCAGAACCAGCTTCCTGTTGTTCTTGTTCAGCAGGAGCTTTCCCTTTTCCACCCTTGCCCTTGCCAGACTTCGCATTTTCTGCGACTTCATTTTTTTGGATTTGAGTGGCCGTTACGGTTTCGCCTTTGCTGGCTACTTTCAGCTCACCTTTTGTGATGGAGGCTTGTACGGATTTGTTATTTTTCCACTTATCATCAACTTCGGCAGTCTGGCCCGGGGCAAGTTGTTGTCCGTCGATGTAATACAGTCGTGCTGATGCGTTGGTAATCTTCATTTTTAATCCTTAAGAAAAGAGGCCGAAGCCTCTTAAATGCCTTTGATGAGATGCAGGGTCAGCGGCAGGTAAACCTGTACGCCGGTAGCGCGGCTGTGGCATGGAATCTTGAACGCCAGGTTGTTAGCCTGAGGTGGCAGTTGTTCGAACGGTTGCGGGATTTCCATAGAGGCGTTGTCAGCGTTACGCTCCATTACCAGTGCAGCTTTAGTACCTGCTCCATCAATGTCTTCCAATTCGTTTACACGGATCCACTGCATGCCCGGATATTGGGTATTGAAGTAGGTCATGTAAGACGTGTTGGTGTTAGGCATCGGCTTAGAAAGGATTTTGAATGCGCTAGGTGGAAGCGCGATCACGTTAGCGGCATGCAATCCTTTGGTGATGGTCTCGATAGCAGATACAGCATCTTCCAATTCACCTGACGCAATTTCACCAGTTGTCCACTTTGCTGATGTGGTTACAGGGATGTTTGGATGGTCAAGCACACCGACAATCTGATAGGCATCATCACCGAAGAATGCCAAATCATTAACTTTAACGTCATGAGCTCGTCGGGCTGCGTTGGCCAGTCGAGTTGGCAGGTTTTTGCCAGTTGCCTGTGATGCGCGGATTTCCATCAGGTCGTATTCGTAGAAGTTACCAAGGCTGTGCACCTTGCCGGTTTCTTCACGATAGTTAACCCCCACGTTTGGCAAATCATCGGAATAGTCGGCGATGATTCGCGCCATGCCGGTTGCGTCCATTACACCGTAAGTGAATGTTTTGGCGTATGCAGGGATTTCAGAGGTTACTGGGAAAAGCGTGGTTGCTGTCAGAGCAGGGTATTCGACTTCGTAAACCTTAGATTTAACGTAGTCCAACTCACGAGCGAGGAAGATTGATTCCCCTTCGTCAAGTCGCAGTCCATTAGCCGCTGCACTAAGCTGAATAGCTTGCAAGTCAGCTTCATCGTAATTCATCTGTTCCATTATCGTTCCTTATTCTGAGGCTGCTGGTTGTGTTGCTTGATTGCGGATCTGAACTTCAGCCAGATGGATGGTTTCACCAGCGCTATTTTTGTAGTTGGTGAATCGGCCTGTGAACTTCCAACCAAGCGCCAGAGAGCCGCCAGTTGCCGCCACTTTCCCAGCATCAGCGCCAGAGGTAAGCACATTTACATCTGCCCCCATAGTCGGCGCTGCGGTCAAGGTGGTCACCGCCCAGATTCGCCCCCATGTCATTACGTTAACGGCATCGCCATTCTCGTACTGACCCGTAACGCAACCGTAGTGGCTGAATCGGCAGATACCCATCAGGTTTGCGGCGTCGCCTACGGCTGATACCTGTTTAACTACACGCTTGTCATTAGCGACTGATACGCGAGCTACAACATAACCGGGCTTGATAGCGCCTTGGGCAGCATTACAACCATCGGTAATTTGATGAGTTGCATCTGAACGCATACCCGGCATAGCGATCTGCATGTTGTTATCGTATGAGGTTTGAACGGCCATTATTTAGCCTCCTTTTTGCCATGAAGGCGATCGAGATACTTTTGGCGGGCTGCGGCAGAACCTTTCAGTTCAGATGCATCATCGCGGGTTTCCGCTTTATCCTGATTGACGATTTTACGCTGCTGCTCCATTGGAGCTGACTCAATCGCCATATCGAACGCGACGTTGATGTAGGTATCGTCTTTACCGTCGAGCTTGATGGATGGCTTCAGCTTGGCTACAACCGCTTTCTTGACGGAAATGTCATCCAGCCCATCGCACTTGATACCGTGCTTCTCTGCTTTAGCTTCCAGTTCGGTGCGAGCTTTAATAGTTACTGCCGCATCCTCTCGAGCCTGCTTCAGTTTCGTTTCAAACTCAGCTGCATCAGCCTTGAGGGTGTCACGCTCTGCAGTGATGGTTGAGATTGTGGTATTAGCCTCATCAAGCTTTGTCTGCTTGTCAGCGGCATCCTGTTTCAGCGCCTGATATGCAACAACCACTTCGGGGGCTGCGTCATATTCAAGGCCGCTGTCTAAGCGGATCTTCTGCATTGTTTTACCTTTTGGTTGGTTGTCGTCATCATCTAGGGCGATTTCTTCATCACCATCGAGATTTAGTGTTGCCACGTCTCCGGCGCGAGCCTTTGAGACGAGAGCTAAATGATTGATGCGGATGTTTCTCTGCACGGCGTCATAACGCTGTCCATTCCATTCACCGGGTGTTTCATCGAGGTCTAAGCGATAGCCAAGCGATAACTGCTTAGTCTTTCCGCTGGTCGCTGATGTAATGGCGTTTTCGTCATACACCATGATTGGCACAACGACGTTTTCACCATCCTGTCTGGCTGGTTCCAGCATGGTACCGACCATATGCTTTTTGGCATTTTTTGAGTTGACTGCTCCGGGGTGACCGATAGTGATTGGTTTTCCTTTGAAGCTTGCCAGTGAGTCAGCGTTAAACACTTCCTCCGGTGGGCGAAACTCGCGACGCTCTGATCCGTCTGGATTGCGGTAAATTTGGATACCGACACGCCCTACTACAGGCGTGTCCTCAAGGTATCCGTCCTCATTTACGGACGCGCGGAGTTCTCCTACATCAAAGCGAGATACTGTCTTCATTGATTGCCTTATTTATTCGCCGATATCGAAAACCGAGCCCGACCAATCAGGTTCGGCATAACAACGGCAGCGGATTGGCTGCCCGGGGTGACCATCGGATGGTGGGCTTGACCACTTAAAGCGCTTCCCTTCCCGATCAACATGAATTTGCCTTTCACGATTATCGAGAACTCCACGCCAGATATAACCATCTATTCCAGCGTCTGCCTGTCTCTGCTTTGTTAGTGCAGAGTTGGCCTTACCAATCTGATCAACTGCGATAAGCTTTGCTTGCCTTTCAGTGACGCCGTAGCGCTCCTGAATCTGCTTTTTTATGGTGTCAGCACTGGAGCCGTTCATCACGCCACGTTGAATGATGCCTTCCATGTCTGATAGCTCATCAGTAGGAATAGATTTAATCAGGCGCGTGTTTTCCGATACCCATAGCTCTTGCATTTGGCGTAACCAAGGCTCTGCTCTATAGGCGTCAACGCCGAGTACGCCGGATGAAGTGGGTACCGTTGTTTGACCTGCGATAATGGCTTGTGATGTGGGTAGCTCTACCCCAGTCCCACCCTTTACGATTAAACGCCATTGCTTATCGTTGAACTGGCTGGTTAGTGAGAAGAAGGATGGAAGCCTTTCAATGACTGGTTGGAATATCCGGTTACCGGCATTGCGCAGATAAGCCAAAATAGCCGCCATATCGTCCTGCCACCCATCAAAACGGATGTCACCATATGATGAGTCGATTTCTTTGTTGAATTGCCGTGTAGCCTTTACTAAAGCGTTTGTGTAGTCACGCTCTATACCGTAAGGATGAAGCCATACTCTAGCCATCATTCATCTCCGGATAGACGTAACCCCCGCGTTTTTTGAGGGTAGCAACGCCTTCATCATTACTAACCCAGCCTAGCTGAGCATAACGCTCGTCGGCCTGTGACCATTGATTGGCTGTTTCTGCTCTCTCTTTGTCGGTCGGCACAGATAGAGGGTTAAACTTGATAGTCCACGTTTTATCTGTCGTGAGGAAGGTAACGGCTTTCTCAATAGCTGGTCGCGCTTCATCTTTTTGCTTGCGGCCAACTAATTGCTTCCATGACTCAGGCACGGTGGTTTTGTCAGCACCTTGCCCAGTTGGTGTCTTGGTAAAAAGGATTTGCTCATCAATACCAGTTAACGCAGAGATACGGAGTTGCTTTCGATCCTGAACATCAACTACACCAGATAAGTCGCCATTCAATAGCTCATACTTCTCAGTCTTAGCATCAACGCCAATGGTATTCCCGTTACTGCGGATCATATCCACCATGTTAAGACGTGCCTGAACAGCTTCCCTGCCTTCACCATCTTCACAAAGCTCAGCCAAATCATCAGCAGACCATACGCCTTGTTGCTTTCTCTCCAGCAGACTTGTTGCATGGTTATGGCTCATACCGTAATCGGTTAGTGCATCGTAGATACCCTGTAAGCAGGATGCGCCCCATCCTTGGTTCTGGTGACGTATCTGGTTTGGCAACCGCTCACCGTCGAAGATGTGGCACCGGCTGGCGTGGACATAGTACGGTGTGCCGGAGATAGGGTTAATCTGGTATTGTACAATTTCACCGTAAGTCAGGCTTTCCGGATTTAAGTCGCGGAGGAAAGGCTGAACCTGATAGCGGTCATACACCCGAACGAATTCTAGGCTCCCCTCGCCAATCTCTGACGTCAGCTCACCGCCATCATTCACGCCGAACAGCATCAGCGATCCGCCATAGAGACGAGCCCATGCCACTGCATCAGTGAAATGCTGTGTCAGATTTAACTCATCCCACCGAGACATGATCTCCGGTTCGTTGTTAGCACCTTCAATGGTAAATCCGGCACGAAACATCTCATCGGCAACCAAATCGACAATGCGTCGCCCCAGCCCATCACCGAGATAGATATTGTCTAATGTCGTTCTGGTTAGCAGATGTGCGAAACGGATCCGACTGTATGCCGATCTGTCACCGCCAGTACCAATGTTCATGAACACATTTTGATAACTGTCCATGCGTGATTGTTTATTGAGTTTCTTTTGCTGTCTGTTGCTACGTTTAGCCATTGCCTCACCTTAACCGGCAAGAGCTTTTAGCCTTGCCAGAGCATTAGAAGTTGGCGCAAAGGCCATGATCAAGGAGTCGGCCATGTTAGGCGACGGGATGCCGCGCTTTTTCATGTCCTTTTTGCTTTCAACTTTCACTCTGCCGTTATTGTCGTAATCAACACGTGGGCGTGAAAGTTCAGCCTTGAGGTATTCGAGGTTTTTGATATCGGATGAAAGGCTTATTAGTTGGTCATCAGGGAAGGTTTCACCATGCTCTATCGCTCTCCATGTATTGTAGAAGCGCTGTCTAACCATCCACCAAGCTTGTGCTTTTAGGTTGGAGAACATGTCTTTGTTTGTTTTACCTGGCATGTATTCACTATCAGGCTCAAATACAGCAGCGGCGGCATTGAATCCCTCCACCTGACTTCTGGCAATGCGATTGAGTTGCGCCTTAACGCCAGCACCAACGCCGATTGAGTCGTAAATAACCTTGTCAGCACTGATGCTGTCTGCATACTGGTTTACTCGATTGGCAGACTCGATTACATCGCCACGACTCCACTCCTGCACATCTTTAACAACTGAGCCGTGGGCCATTGTGATGGCGTTGCTGTCTTCGCCTTCGTCTGCAACGTCAAAACCGATTCTCTTGGCACCAGAAGCTGTGAATTTGAGTTTGATATGCGCGTCTACTGCTGCTGCAATCCACGATGGCTTGATGATAGCAAGGTCGCTATCCGCTACTGGCTGCCCCTCCCAAATGTGCTGATAAAGATCGAAGTCTTTGCGCTTGCACTCCTCCATCTCTAGACGCAGAACATCAGGAAAGTGAGGATTATCATTCCAGTTAACCGTTAGTAGGCAAATGTCATCAGGTGGATTGATAACGAACCTTTGGTGTGTATCGTCCAAAATGTTCTTCGGGTTGTAGCTTACCCATATCTCGCTACCGGGCTTTCGAATGGTTGGGATCAGCACATCCCAACTCTCTTTGGTTACCGCCTCAGCTTCCTCTACCCAGCAAATGTCGATACCTTCCAGTGATTTCACTTTCGTGATGTTGTTCTTTATTCCGTAGAACATGAACAAGCTGTTGGTAGCAATATGCCTGATGTAGACCTTCTGGACCTCAAACTCGCTGTTATACCCTTCGCGCTCTATCGTATCTGCGATCAGCTGAATAACTGAGTCGGCTATGCTGGCCTGAAACTCACGAGCGCAGAGAAATCGATATGAACCTCTTCGCGCTATTTCAACCAAGAGCCTTGCAATTGACCACGACTTACCACTACCGCGCCCACCCTTAGCTACCTTGTAGCGGTGTGGCTTGATAAACGGCTTGAATACTGGATTAAGCGTCGTCATCTTCAAAAAGCTCCGATAGTGGTTTTGTCGCAGTGATGGTTAGCTTCGACTCTTTTGGCGGCTCCCATCCCTGCAAATCTGCCAGTTGCTTTATTGCTGCCTTTGGGTCATGGAGCTTTATCGATATTCCACGCTTCCCAGCAGTCAGCTCAGATATAGCAGATAAGGCACCTGCGCTTTGTAGCGCGGAATTCTTGAATCGCCATCCGGCCTGAATAATCGGATTGCCATTATCGTCTGTACCGCACTCTGCTTCGCTAAACTCGACCATCTCATACAGTGATGCCCTTGCCATCAAACTAAGGCGCTCAAGAGCCTCCTGACGCGACATAACGGCATCAGAGATAGCTACCTTATTCATTTCGTCAACGAAGGCTCTAACCTTGGGATTTCTATAGATTTCGCTTGCGCTAGCATGAGCGTTTTCTTCCTTTTTTGCCTTGCCCCCAGCCTTCCTGTAGGCGTCTATTTGGGTTAACCCCTCAACGATGCCTAACGCAAACTTTTGTTGTGATTTGGTCATGGCATCGAATAGGGCTTTCTGGTGTTCAGTTAGCTCCATGTCGATTCCTTTTTGATTGTCATTAAACATGGCTCTCGCAAGAACCATCTGTAATGCGAGCCGTCTGTTCCGGCTGTCAGTGACATTTCATCCGCCATCGCAGTCACCGCGAACCATGAGGGGCAAACCGTGCAAAACCCCGGCGTTATCCCTTACATCTTATTCCGCGCACTCGTCCCGAGGAGAACCAGTATTACTGGAGGGAGTCTTCGTTAAACGCGAGAGATGTGTTTACGTGAAGAGGGATGGACTAACACGACCACTGAGTGGTAAATGAATTTGGTTAGCCAGACTCGCCCCGCTTCGCAGAGGTGCTAACTGACTTACGGCTTACCCGTCAGCAAGATCGGATCACCCCTTTAGCAGTGACACTATCAAGCGCCTACTTGAGACGCTTTGTAGTGGCTATGCGAGGTTATGTTTCACCACTTCATCTCTTGCGAACGAACTAGCGAACTTAATGATGAGTGATGCCATCACATAAACAATGGCTGTCACTATCCATCCAGACCAAGCGTATAAACATGTCATTGCAATGAAAGTCACCCAGCCAATAAACCGAGCAATCCCTGTTTTTTTCTTTGCAGCATCCACTAGAAGCTTTGCAAGCTTAACCTTGGTTTCTTCACCTGATTTCTCATATATGGCACTCGCCACTACGATAATTAACGCAATGGGAATGGAGAGAATGCAAATCATCCAGTTGGCAGCAACAGCTAGAGTGACAAGCCCTTCAATCTGATAGAAGACACCTGCTGACATTGAAATTAGAAGAAGTAGTGAAACTGTGTATGCGATAAGTGTTTTCATGATGATTGTCCCTATCAGGCCGCTTGGTTAATTAGTTGAGATGAAGCCCAAAGCCCCGCTATCCACTGAATGCCTTTTGGTGTGAACTTAACTTGAGTGAATGCGTGTCCGTTGTGCTGGTTCTCGCCTGTCTTAACAGCGAATCGACCTGCATCAAGGTGCTGTGAGTATGGGGTTAGCTTCCCAGCCAGCTTGTACATGATCCCGTTATCAATCAGGAATAGGCGGAAATCGTTTTCTTTTATCTTCAGTAGTTTTGCAGTCTCTCTGAATCCCATCAGGCCGGATGCTTCGACGTATTGGTCAACGAATTCTACTTTGGGTGCAGCGATAGCCAGCTTGCTCTCTAACTCTGCCTTCTGCTCTGCAAGATCAGCAGCTAAGCGCAATGCCTCCGGCAAGGTCTGTGGTATTGAAGGGCTATGCATAACCTTCAGCTTGGCCAGCACAGAACGACGAACCGCCTTAGACTCACGCATACCAACTAACGTCATCTGATCCATGTTCAGCATGGTGTAGTGAGTTTTGTGCCCAGTCTTACCAACTACGAAATTTTCGTAGTTTAATTCTTCGTCGATTTCATCATTTACGCGAGCATGGAAGTCAGCTGGCCGAACTGGATTCTCACCAGCCTCCACTCGCGATGGATTGATGATGTTATTCAGGAAATCCAAGCTACTCATGGAGATTTCCTTTTCTACTGAGATCAACTCTTTCATATCGCTATTACCTTTTGGTGATAGAGCCTGTTCTCCAGATGTAGGCAGCCCAAGAGCGGTCAGCGATAACCACTGCCCTATCTCAAGCTCTACCCCGAAAGGCTCTTGGTTTTTTATTGCGCGGAGAAAGCGCGGTGAAATGCAGATATAAAAAAGCCCCACCGAAGTGAGGCTCTATTGGCACTGTGTGCGGATATAACTCTGTAACCCGTTAATCATTGTTTCGGATTGTTTGATTCGTTCGACGAGACTGAGATAATTGCGTTCAAACTCTGCATCATATCGGGGGCTGGTTGCATCAGGCTCGCCGGTGGCGGAGGAGGTTTCGCGCAACTTTGGACAACTGGCCGCGATGTGCAGCCGCTTAGTGCCGTTACCAAGGTCAGTGCGCAGACGCTCAACTTCACTTTTTGCATTTGCTAATTCCTGAGTGACTTTGATATCCAGCTCGGCGGCCTGTACTCGTTGCCGCTGGATGTTCTCAAGTTCTGCTTTCTGCTGATTGGCTACCTGAGTGATTTCTTTCAGTTCGGAGCTTAGTGACTGCATCTGGCTTGTCGTGTACCACATGCCAACTAGTAGAGCGATGATGACTGAAAGTAACGCAGTGGTTAACTTGCTCATCTCTGACTCCAGGTGCAAACCTCATATTCAACGTCGCGCCGATTCATCAAGCCTTTCCACTTCTTGCTACCGGCATATACCCATCGCTTGAGCTCATCACATGCTCCGGCATAGTCACCGGCGTTGAGCTTTTTAAGCATTGTGGACTTGATGAAGGCGTTGGCACCAACGTTGTAGGAAAATGAGTAGATGGCGGCAAGCTGCGTTTCTGTGGTTTTAACTTTTATGCTCGGATTGACCTGTTTGGCGATCCGCTCTAAGTCAGCCTTGGTCAGCGCATCACACTCTGCATCTGAATATCGCTTGTTGAGGATAATGTCATTGCCGGTATGCCCATCGCAGACTGTAATGATTCCTACCACATCTTTGTAGGGAGCGTACTCCCGCCCCTCTAAACCACCGTTACCTCTTAGCATTACCGTTGCGATTGCAATGGCACCGCCACCGATAGCCGAGGCGATTTTATTTCTCAGGGATGGATTCATTACTCACCCCTTGAGGCTTTACGCCTGTCTTCTTTTACCTTGAAGTAGAGATTCGTTAGAAACGTCAGGAGGCCAAATAGCAGGCTTCCAAGAACGCCAAACGCTGCCCACTGTTCAGGTGAGAAGCCATCAAGGAGTTGTTTAAGCCAGAATAAGGCGCTACCGCCTGACGCTCCGTAGGAAATACCTGTTGTGATTTTGTCCATACGTAGCATCGTCTCACCTCCCCGTAGGGTTAGGCGCTGAGTAATTAATTAGGGAATAGCGTCACCCGTATCCATGCCAATCTAGAGGATGTGTGAGTGCGGTTGGTTGGTTTTGGATGACGCTAAATGCAAGAAAGCCCCGAGCTATTAACTCAGGGCTTTGAATTGGTTTGTGGGCTTCATCTCAAGGCGGCAATGGCCCCTGCGTGCGATGTTTACTTATTTCCTCACTCCACAACTGTCATGAGCATTCAGTTTGTATCCCATACACTTTCCCTTTCAGGGTGGTTCCGGCGTCATCCAAATACTCATGCAGTTGTGCAGCACACCAAACGCTCCGGTTTACCCTTCTTCGCTGAGTGATGTGCTAAAAACTAAAAAGGCCAGCGATTAAGCCAGCCTTTTCTTTGTTACTGCGCTCTTTCGCTTTTGCTCCCGAGCATGCACTAAAATATACACTTTCATTTCCCAAAATCAAGAGAAATAGAAAATATTTTTACTCATGCTGCATTTTGAAGTATTTCCTTCTCCATTGCATGCTTCATTGCATAGTACATTTCCTCTTCCAGTATCTCTTCACACCAAATAACCCGCTTTCGGCAAAGTTGAACATCTGCACCAGTGATGTATGAAATCATCCGTGCAATGTCTTGCGGGCATTTGCGGTCGCAATATCGTTTAATAGCTACATCGCGAATCGGGCTTCCACGCTTGATTGCTTTCTTCATAACTGACTCAACAAAAGCGGCATCATCTGATTCTTTGGCGAGAGCGATGATGTTGCTTGCTGAGGCTGCTGGTATCACAATTTCGCGGGACTTTTTAAACAACTCTTCACCTCGATAACCTTGCTTGTGAAGACTGTTCACCACTTCAACGATACGCTCTGACTGTGTTTCGCTCCACTCTGAACGAACCATTAATCGACCAATTACGTTAACGCAGCCCGAAGGTGCTTCGTCACCGCCGAGGTAATGACCCCAGAGCGATAACATATAGCGCGTCCATACTCGCTGTGATGGCGTGATGGTCTTCTTCCCTCGGCACCAGAGTCGTCGTAAATCTGCCTGTCTGAATACCATGGGCAGTGTGTATATCGCGTCTACTGGTTTCATCGCTTACCCCACCTGTTCTTTCCGCAATCCCCACGAGCTGTCATGAATACGCCATTCACTATTGCGTGGTGTTTGGCCTCTTTGTCGTTTAGGTATTTGGATATGGTTTCTCTGTTGATGTGTAGGCGTCGTGCTAGCTCGCTCTGATTGCCATATGTATCGACTAGCATGTCGGGTATTGTTCTGATTTCGGCATTCATATCCCCTCCAGTTCGGTAATGACCACTTCCAGCTTCCCGCCTTTCACTAGCTCACCGCGCCGTACTCTGAAATCATCAATCTGCTCGTCATCTTCCATGAATCCAGCATGCACAAGCGAATCAAAGACGGCCTTTTGTAGGTTGTCTAAATCTCGGCGGCGTTTGTCTGGTACGTGTGCGGTGATTGAGAATTTGAGTCTGGAAGTGGTGTGAATATCGAGGTTTTGTTGCTGGATGATGGTGATAATGTTTTGTCGGTATTTTGTGCCTTTCTCGCTGATGTAGTGCCGTTGCCTTGCGTGTCGCCAATATGTGTTTAGGCTTGGCGGGTACGGTAGCGTTAGCCGGTATGTTCTCATTTCACTGTTATCCTCCCCTCTCTTGCGAGGCGTTGGATAGTCAGGACAATGGCCTTATCCATTAGCGCTCTGCGCTCTTCTCGGCTTAGTTCCTTGCCGTTGTCTATAGAGTTGTGGCATTCAGGACAAATAGCCGCTGTGAGGCTGTCATCGCATTTTAATCCCATGCCTTTTCCCTCGTTTCGATGAGCTACCTGCACGCCATAAGTTCCACACAGTACGCAATCCCCTAGCTCGCCAACGGCAGATAGCCATTTTCGGCTGCGGAATGAATTAGCCTTGAGCACGTTTAATCCTCCGATCACACTCTCTGCGCCACACGGCAAGGTTGTTTAATACAATCTCGCTTTTGTTGTTGAGGTATTTACGACGATTTATGATGCACTGTACGTATAATGCCAATCCAGCAATCCAGCAATCCAGAAGATAAGCGGCCATGCCAGAGTTATCGCTACAGCGACCAGAGAAATAGGCAATCTGTACCAAGCGACTCTCAGCTCAAAATATGGAACCTCAAGGATTACATTAACTATTCCACGCCAGATATTTATTCTTCCTGCTGCCTCTGACATACAGTCGATGATATTGAAGTCGTAGCCATCGGCGGCGGCCCATGCTGGTCTGTCTTTGAAATGCTTAAATGTGAGCATTGTTAATCCCTCCACCACCAATAGAAATTGAGTCGATATATACAGAAAGACCAGTAAGGACCATCAATCCAATGCTTGCTATATCCCCATGCCGCCACTCGCTTTGGTACCCAGCTAATAGCAAACCAATAGCCCGGAATTTTAATTTTCATTCTCACTCTCCTTCATCATCAGGTAGACGATCATGGCGTCGCGTAGAGGATCGCTATCACTGTCACCATCCCAATTAATGTCGATGCAGTATTCTTTCAGAATCGGCCATGCATCTGATGGGCAGCTAGTAAAACTGAAACCATGCTGCGCCCTGCTCAACTTGCCGTCGTTAATCACAAATACGGCGCGACCAGAGATATCGAAACAAATCCAATCTTTGAGTTCGGGGTGACGTGAGATTGCTACTAATTTATTAATCTCAAAGTCACTCATCTTGCTGTAGTTACGTGAGGTTGCTATCAGTCGGTTTATTTCATCGGCGCTTATCTTGCTGTAATCAGTCATGTCTATCTCCAGATTTTGGATGTCTGTATTTTTGAATTAGGTAGGTAATTTGATTCAGGGAGAAGTGCTTGAACGAACCAGTGACGATTGTCTGCTGATAGTGATTTTGTGGCCTGCACTCCGTTGTTTTTGTATCTATCGAGTAGTTGATTAGCTTCTTCTGTGGTCATGGGTTCGTGTGTGAACCACGTTCGCTTCATGCGGCCTCCGGTGGCTCGGGGTCAGAGGTGGCATAAACTCCGGGATTGCCCAACAACTTTGCCAGCCTTAGAGCTAATGTCTGTTGCTCCCAGCGATTAGTGGAGAGCAGCATATTCTCTGCGGCCTTGGCTATCTCGATTAACTCAATGATGGTTTCTGGATTAAAGATTACAGGTCGATACTCAGCGCATTCTTTCTGGCTCTTCGCATCTTCCAAACTCTTTAGACTTCTTCTAGCTATTACTTCTAAATCGTCGTATTTGCTCATGCTGCGCCTCTCATCTTGATAACGTGACCGATACGTGCAGCGGCGGTTACTAAGTGATCCGGGTCGAGCTCAATACCGATGAAACTAAAGTCCTCCAGTATCGCGGCCTTACCTGTGCTGCCCGATCCCATGAATGGGTCAAGAACAATGCCCCCTGCAGGTGTCACCAGCTTGCACAGGTACCGCATTAGCTCTACCGGCTTAACTGTCGGGTGGTTGTTTTTAGCGCCGCCGGTACGACCGGCACCAGCACGCGGATCATTAATCCATACGCTTCCTTCTTCACGCCCGCCTGTCATTTCACTTGCAGAGAACGGCACAAACCTTTCCATGCCTTCGTCACGCTCGGACTTACTAACCTTTGCGCAGTAAAAGAAACGTGCGGCTGATTTGCTGGTTTCAATGCGCATCGCGTGGTCACGTGGCGCGTCCATGTTCCCAAAAGCCACTCGAGCTGGTCTGGCCCTTCCTGTTGTTTTCAGATCGCCCTGCTGACCCTTGGCGTCAGGAAATGCATCGACAACCGGATCACTTCCATCGTGGATTACGTTTGCAGGCCAACGCCCCAGTTGATCGGGCTTCCACTCTTCTGCATCTGGGGATTTATCATCGCGAATATGCGAAAGCAGACCACCGGCACCACCGGTTAATGCCTCTTCGGTCGGAACGCGGCACAGATCGATATTCAGTGCGCCGGTACCGAACTCACTGACATTTTTATCGACGGTACCTAATATCGGTTTACGTGCCATGACAATTGGCTCATGTGCTGGCTTTAACCCGGTACCTTTTCCTGCGTGTTCCCCAGTAAGGTTTTTTGACTTGGGGAAACCGCTACCATAGATCCACATCAGCTGATCACGTATTTCGAAACCCGCATCCTCAATGTTCACCACCAGGCGGTGATAGGTACGAGAGCCGCCGAAAGCCAGCAGGTGACCACCAGGCTTTAGAACGCGCAAGCACTCAGCCCATTGCTCTACTGTTGGTACCTGATAATCCCATTTGTGGCCCATAAAGCTAAGACCATACGGCGGATCAGTTACTATTGAATCCACCGAATTATCAGCCATGCCGCGTAATACTTCCTCGCAGCGGCCTACGCTAAGTTGATATGTCATCAGAAGAAACTCTGTAGTTGATTGAGGATATTTTCGTCTCTCGTTCCGGCGAAAATATGTTTGATGGCTGCGTTAATCATTGCGTTGTAGCAACGTTCGAACTCATCCGCTTCCATGTTCGCGTATGCCAAGCTCTTAGCCTCAGTTCGTATCTCACCGTTTAGCCGTACCGTCTGCTCGTAAAAACATGCGAGTATCGTTAGGTCTTTGCGGAACCGGTCAAACTGGCTGTGCTCATCCATATGCTCAAGACCCGCCTTGTTTGCACTCCAGTGCTGAAAGCAGAATTTGAAGAAGACGAACATCTTTTTGTGAAATATCGGATTGCGGGATAGCTTGAAATCAGCGGTGTAGACTTCACCGTTTTTGAACTTGGTTAAGCGGGGTAAATCGTGTTCGAACATTGGTACAAAAACGCCACCGGCATTTTTAACCATGTCGATTTGCAAATCTCACTCCTCAGGTACCGTTCTAATTTTTGACATCACGCCGCCCTCTTCGACCGGTAGCTTTCCCATGTAAACGCCAGCGTACATCCACCGCCATCGCTCATACGGTCAAGAACTCGCTCGCCGATGAACGTAACCAGCTCTTCCCGAGTCAGGTTGCTTATCAGGATTGTCGGGCGCATCTTCTCGTATCTGGTGTTGATGATTTCAAACAGGATCATCTTTTCGGAGTCAGAGCCGAACTGAACGCCAACTTCATCGATGATTAGCAGATCCGGCGCGGTGTATGTCGCAATCACTTCCGCTTCCGTCATGGTTGCCGTCTTGCTCCATGTTGACTTGAAGTTTCTGGCAACGCGTAGCGCAGTCGTAAACAGCGCTGAGTCCTGATGTTCGCGGATCACATGTTTGGCAATAGCCAGTGCCAGGTGATTCTTTCCGGTACCAGGCTTACCGCACATCACCAGCCCGCCGCCCTGCTTCAGTCTCTCAGGCCATTTAGCTGCATACGCCTTGCAGACGTTCAGGCAGCGTTGAGACTCTGGATTTACCGGTTCGTAGTTTTCTAGCGTGCATGGTGCGAATCGCTCAGGAACCTCTAGCTCTCGCATCAGGTTATCGATTCTTCGCTGTTTGGCGCGTTCGTCTGTGGCCTGTTGCTCTGCCTTGAGGCTTGCTAATTCTTCAGCCAAGCACTTAGGGCATGGTGACGGATAAGATGGGACTTTCACCGCCCCGACTGACTGCCGCGTTCTCTGCTCAAACTCACCATGTTTTTCACACACAGCGGTTGAGTAAATAACCACGGTATGCTCGATTTCGATTGGTGGCTTGGATAGGTCATTGAGTCGCTTCTCAACGTTGATGATTTTTTCTATCAGGTTCATGGTTGCTCCGCCCATGCTGGTATGTCTGTTTGCCCATAGTCTTTGCCGGAGAAGTTTTCCGGCGCCGATTTAGTAACATGCTTGGTTGGCGCCTTAGGCTGCTTAGGGACGAATATCCCGACCCAGCCGCTAGCGATGCTCTGATTGATAATCTCTTCAGGCTGGTAGCCAATCTCACGGCTTTTCGTCAGAACGTTGATGGCCTGTGTGATCGTCTGCGAGGATTTAATCGTCTTGCCGATTTCTTTCCTGTAGCTAACCCATGACAGCCATGTCTCCCTGCTAAGCCATTCAGGTATTTCGGCAGATGCCGCATCAAGCGATGCTTTCGATTTCGCCTTGGGTTTAGGATTTGATTCTTGGGGGACTATAGGGGGTTTATTAATATTGTCTTTCTTGTCTTTTAAAGAATTTCTTTTGTGTGTCTCTAAACTGGAGACATCGACTGTCTCTAACTTGGAGACATATTTTGTCTCTGACTTAGAGACAAAGTTGCTAACTTGGAGACACTTGCTAAATTGCCACGCTGAAACCTCCTTGTTAACGCCGATTTTGTTTCCATCGAGTAACAGGCAATTCATTGAAAGCAGCTCTTTTTTTGCCTTGTTTACGTTCTGTCGAGACAGCCCTGTAACCTGAGCAATCTGCTCATCGGCAATGCGATCTGTTTTCTTGTTGAAGCCATACGTTTTTCTTACGTAAGCCAGCATGACCTTCAACTGACGCGCTGTTAAATCTGCGCTTGCGATAGCTTCTAGCAGCTCGTTAGCGACTCTGGTATACCCATCATCGATATCTGCCATACGCTGCTCCACGACCTGCAAATCAGGTCTTATCGGGACTACGATTTGTTGAGCGAGGTTACTCATTAGCAACCTCCATACTGGTTGTTGATCCAGTAGTTGTCATGTATAATTACCTCCGTGAATTGATCCAGTACTAGAAAGTCATAGTGATCTGAGAGTCGTCAGCTGTTACCGCAGTTGGCGACTTTTTCTTTTGTGGCAATACCGATTCCACAGCCTGACGCGCTACCTCACGAATCAAACTGGTTTCCCATACCTTCTCTAGCAGTACGAACATCGTTGCCATGTCGCGGATATTGAGGCGGCTTACTTTTGATTCGTGCCACCCTGCTTGCTTTGCTAACTCTCGGTTAGTCTTCTGCATCATCCGGCAGCGGAGTTCTGTCTCCACTTCATTGATGCGCTTGCTATAACTTGCATGTTCCATTTGTGATACTTCCTTTGTTGAATAAATAGTTACACCACCGGTTAGGTGGTTAGGGTTTTCACCAAACGCCTTTTCGGCATAGGGTGAGAGATCAGATTGTTTAAAGAGCGGTGTTGCTTAAGCTGCTTGATCCGGATGAGGGAACAAGTGCGGTAAATCAGGTCGAATTTCGTAAGCCTGAATTTCTCCACCAGTAGCATTCACGACATGATCTACATGCTCTGGTGACACCTTCGCCTTATTGTGAAGCCACTTATAAACCGCCTGCTGACTGAGACCGCAAGCAGCGCCAAGTTTTTTCTGAGAACCAACTAAGGCAATGGCGGTTTTAATTACATTATTCATAACAACCTCCATTGTTTATCAAAACAAATAATAAAACCAAGGTTGTTATTAGTCAACAACTACAGTGCTTTTGATTGTAAACAACCGAGGTTGTACTATTACCGTATGAAAATGACACTTGCTGAAAGATTGAAGCTTGCGAGAAAGCAATCCGAGTTATCCCAAGGTAAATTGGGAGAAATGGTTGGTATATCTCAGGCTGCAATCCAAAAAATAGAATCTGGGAAGGCTTTGAAATCAACAAAGCTTGTTGAGCTTTCTCGCGCATTAAAGGTTCGCCCTGAGTGGTTGGCGGAGGGGATAGAACCAATGCGGGGAGATGTTGCGATCATTGATAGTAGGGAATCATCCATACCACCGGAAAGCGAGTGGGGAACCGTTGATGCATGGGATAGCAAAACCCCATTACCCGATGATGAGGTAGAGGTGCCATTTTTAAAGGATATAGAATTTGCATGTGGTAATGGAAGCTTCTGTGACGAGGACTACAACGGCTTTAAGTTACGATTTTCAAAAGCTACTCTCCGTAGGGTAGGGGCTAACACGGATGGGTCAGGAGTTCTATGTTTCCCTGCGCGCGGCAATAGCATGGAGCCAGTGATACCAAATGGCGCAACCGTAGCTGTTGATACTGATAATAAGCGCATAGTTGATGGTGAGTTATACGCCATAAACCAAGATGGACTAAAGCGCATAAAACAACTTTATCGTAGGCCGGGTGGCATTGTTGAGATTAGGAGCTTTAATCGTGACGAGCACCCTGATGAATCTTCAATGGAGAATGAACTGGAGATTATAGGGTTCGTATTCTGGTACTCCGTGATTCGTTATCGTAGATAGCCAACCTTCCGTAATGCTGGTTTAGCCCAGTGGCCTGAGGATACGTTTTAGGCAGTGACAGAGATGCAAAAGAATCACGGTTAAAAAAAACGGTCGCAACATGCGGCCTTTTTTACGCAAAAAATAAATATTGCACGTTACAACCAGCATATGCTTATAATGCGTGTACATTCACAACACGAGAAAGTATGATGACCGACATTACCGAGCAGGCAGAAGACGGAACACCAAAAGGAAAAGCAAAAGGCGGCAAGGCACTAGCGGCTAGCCGCACCCCAGAACAAAGAAAGGCTGCGTCAGCTAAAGCAGCGGCTGCAAAGAAAGCACTTGCAGCTTTGCCAGAGGTTTCCTACGGTTCTCCAGATACGCCCTTAGAGATTGCAGGTGTAAATCTTGAGTGTTATGTACTTGATGACGCAGAAAAAACAAGGGTCATTACTGCCGGCGGAGCTGGAGTTGGTCTGGGGTTTCATCCTGCAAGCGCATCAGCGCGACTAATCAATTTAGTAACAAGTGAAAGGGTTATACCATTCATAAACAAAGACTTAGTTCATCAGCTCCAAAACCCTATAAAGTTTAAATATCCGTCTAGTAAAAACATTGGATCAGCCTATCCCGCAACAATTCTCGCAGATATTTGCGATGCAATATTAGCTGCCAGAAAAGCAGGTAAGCTGCAATCGCAACAAATGCACATAGCCTCTCAAGCTGAAATTCTTATGCGTGGCTTTGCAAGGGTGGGTATTGTAGCGTTAATTGATGAAGTAACAGGGTATCAAAGAGACCGTAAAAGGGATGCCCTTGCCGCAATATTAGAAAAATACATAGCTAAAGAAATGCGACCTTGGCTTAAGACATTTCAGCTAGAGTTTTTTGAAGAGCTTTGCCGCGTATGGGGTTACGCTATGCCTGAAAAGCCGGGGGCTTACCCTCCTGTATTTGCCCATGTAATAAGAAATATCGTTTATGACAGGCTTGCTCCTGGGGTTAGAAATCAACTTCAAGAATTGAAGAAAAAAAAGGGCGGAAAGATGCATCAATGGTTATCTGGAAATGCAGGATACAATGATCTAACTCGGCATTTAGGTGAACTAACAATGCTTCTTAGGGTTACTCCCAATGGAGAGAAAGATGTTTTTCTAAGTAATCTTGATAAATTTAAGCCTGTTATAACTATAGATAATCTAATTGAGGCCGCTGATTCTAAAACGCTAAAGAGATAATCTAATACCCCGCCCAGAGCGGGGTTTTTATTGCTCTCACTCCTTCATCGCCTCCGCTGCCATTATGTACGTCGCCCTTCTCTTCTCGTCGTACTCAATCTGTGCAAAAGATTCCAACATCGAAATGATGTACTTCTTCGTCACCTCTTGCTTGTAAGACACCAGATTCAGCGTTGCCTTTCCCACCGCTTCGCATAGGTCGTTGTAGCCGATCACGTTTTTTTCCATGCTCCCTCCTATTTTGCTCACTTTATCACCATAAACCAAATATTTCTCAGTTTTGATTGAAAATAAAAAACAACAAAAACAACCAAGTAAAACAAAAAAAGGATTAAACCGAAAAATAAAACAACCATCGTTGTTGACACAATAACAACTATGGTTTTAAATAACCACATCAACACGGCAGCACACCAGATCACCGGAAGCTGCCAGCTCTTTAACAATCTGATGCTTTACCACTTTATGCCGAGAAGGTGTTTAGTGTGAAAAATGTCAGTTACAGGTCGTTTATATAGCGGCCTGTGCCGGACAAATGGAGGTTCTTATGAATGCAAGAGAACGATGCAGGGCTAAGCGCCATGCGATACGAGAAAAAGAACGGATGATTGCAGCAGCTACAGGTTGCAACTACCGGACTTCATTGCCTGCCTCATTATACGCAGCAGGTCACCGTAAGAGTGAGAGCGTTACAGCGAGGTGATTAATGGACGCCCAAGCAAGACGCAGGGAAAAAAGAAAAGAAAAACAGGAAGAGTGGAAAAGACAAAACCCAACTTCTGTAGGAATTAGAGCAAAGCCAAATGAATTATTAGTGGTTGAATTAAATAGAAGCCCAGTAGATAGGGTTGATAAATCGCTTTTTACAACACTCCCTCGAGGCGGGGAAAAAGGGCCTGAAATACCACATGAGGATGTAATGCACCGAGTGGTAAATCATGCACACCAACGAAATCGCAACAAGAAATGGTAGCTAATTATTAGCGCCAGAAGATGCGTGGCAAAAGCATTCCATTAATTTAAATCAGAGGCAGATATGAACATCAAAGAAATGCTTAGCAAAAAAGACGAACTGAACGAACGCATCAGAAAGGTTAATCGCGTTCTGGAAGAGGCGAAAAACGGCAGCTCTTTAAGTATCTACGAGCATTACAGAACTGAAATCAGAATTGTTTTACCAACCGAAACACTGGTCCCGCTACTGGAAAAAGAATTAGAGCGACTCACAGAAAATCTGAAAATCATCCTGGATGCAGAGCAGACCGCAGAGAGAGTGATTGCTGGGCTTCTCAGCAAATCGCCAGCCTAAAGAAGAGTCAGGCGGTGCTTGTTTGCCAGAGGTCGCTCTATACGCAGCAGGCCACCGTAAGAGTGAGAGTGTTACAGCGAGGTAGTTATCTACCCCGCAGATTCAATTAAGGAAGGGATTCCATAACGCGCCTGAGTTCTCTCCCACCGAACTCTGCAAGCCAGCCACAGGAGGAGCAATGGTAAGGCATGTCCCCGAAGTCACTCCCGACTTGTTTAAAACAGTTGGGACAATAAACCGCCCTCACATACCCACCAGAGGGTTCTTTTCGAAAGGCCGCAGTGCGGTGAAAGACAAACTCATCCTTTGCCCTGTTAGCCGCTACTTCCTTAGAAAGCTCTGCAATCTTTATATTTGCCTCGGCCAATTCTTTCTCGGTAGCAGCATGGGCTTTTTGAAGTACGTCCATTTGCTCGTAAATGAAGGCGAGGCGCTCCCGAAGGACAGCGTTACTTTGCACAGCCGAAACGGAATCGATAGCGCTTTGAATCGACGTGATAACCAATCCAAAATCCATGAATAATTCATCCTAAAACGTTGGGGTGGATAAATTATATTCGAATTCCTTACGTTGGGGAACGAAGGAACCACTGCTGCCTGAGGTGGTTAAGACAGTACAGGCACTCATTATTGGCGCAGATAAAGGGGCGCCAGAAGATTCGCGGGAAGAGCATTCCCTTAATTTAGAGAGGTAGGTATGGAGAATGAACGTGATGAACTGGTCAAGAAGTTAGCTGGCCAGTTCTTAGAAGATTTAATGGCTATTTCAGCGAACCAACAACGGTTTCAATCTCTTTTAGACTCTTATCGAAAGAGTCAACAACAGAAGCCGGAGCGCCTTTTACAGAGAGTTCATACCATTCGCGTAGAATTTCTCTTGTCTGCTGAGTGACCTCGGCAGGAAGGCATGAAAAAGTAGCGGTAAATGCATGCTTTAAAGCCGTATTGTTAGCTTCAAGCTCATCAACTCTTGCGCTTAATTCCTTTATTAGTAAATCGACTGTAACGGCTGACATCTTTTAATTCCTTTAATTGACTGTGGAATAACCAACGTATCAGCTTTCCTTGACTGTGGAAAGTTAGGAACCACCTCGCCTGATGTGGATAAAAGCAGGCAACAAACAATCACAGGCCGCCTAGCGGTCTTTTTTATACCCAGAATGGAGATAGATATGGGGAAGAAATTTAAAACGTGGCTCGACTCTGGTGCAAATATTCACTCCTGTAATCGTCAAGAGATAGACATTGAAGAGTTTGGACTTGATAACGCTGAGTGGGATGAAATGACAGATGAAGACAAGACCGACTTCATGAAGGAAATCATCTTTGAATCATTGGATTGGGGCTACGAAGAAGTCGAGTAATGCACATCGCAGGTATTCACTGAGTATCTGCAGTGAGCAATTCTCTGAGCGTCACCTGCCCGCTCAATACGATGATAGGCAGATAGATAACGGGGTGAGATATGTAGCCTGTAACGCTGGCGAGCGAATACGTATCCACACGGAGTTTTGATTTTGCCCCTCTCGTTAGGGGCTTTTTTATGGCTGGAGGAAAGTATGCCGAACATAAAACGCTACGAAATTGATTACGACTGGAAGGCTAATGTTACCGTTGAAATTGACCATGACATTGTTACTGATGACGCATTACACGAACTGAACAACTTCTGGAGCAATGCAGAATGGCGCGTTGAGCAGCACGACGGCGTTCTTAATGCAGTACTGAAAATGCTGGCGCGGGAAATCATCTTTATCCAGTTTACTGCCGGCTACACCATTGACGGATTGATTAAACAGTTCGATTGGGATTCGGGTAACGGGCAGGAAGGTTGGCCGCCGATGGATGGCAGTCATGGCATCAAAATTATCGACACCGAAGATTTGGACATTGATTACGACGACATGTCGATAAAAGTAAAAGCCGTACCACAGGCCGCTTAAATGCGGTTTTTTTGTACCAAATTTCAGGCAAAAAAAATCCCGACTTGAGCGGGGGTGGCATGTTCAAGTCGGGAAAGCTCATATGTCCGTATGTGACAAGCCTTCTAGGATAGGCGTCAATCATACCAACTAATCTCCCCACTGATTTTGTGCTTATACCGAACGTTCAGAAAGCGTTGATATACCCCATCTAAACAAACTAATTCATCGCAAAGCGTAGGCGTTTTGCAATGAAACCAACAAAGGAGATCGCCAGTGAGCGAGATTACAGATTTAGTCGTCATTGAGAAGACCAATGCTCTAGCGGTCTTCACCAGCCAAGAGCAGCTAGACCCACTTATTGAGGCTATCGAGAAAGAGGCTCGCAGTCTGGTGCCGGACTTATCGACAAAAAAAGGCCGCGACGCTATCGCATCTATGGCGCATAAGGTTGCACGCTCGAAGACCTATATCGACAACGCTGGTAAAGACCTCGTAGCCGAACTAAAAGCGCTGCCAAAGCAGATTGATGAAAGCCGCCGATTAGTGCGTGAGCGGCTCGATGCGCTTAAGGATGAGGTTCGCCGACCACTTACAGAGTGGGAAGCTGAGCAGGAGCGTATCAAGGCCGAGGAAGCCATGAACGCCAAGCATGAAGAAGCACTGGCAATGAATGCAGAGTTCGACCTTCAGCGCGCAGCGAAAATTGAAGCCGATCATGAAATGGCTTTGCTCATGAACGAGAAGATTGACCGTGAGCGCAAAGAAGCACGACAGAAAGCCGAGCAAGCCAAACGCGAACATGAAGAACGTATTAAGCGTGAGGCAGAAGAGAAAGCACGGCGCGAAGCAGACGAAGCTGCAAAGCGTGAAATCGAAGCGGCAGCGTCCAGAGAGCGCGAAGCGACATTAGCTAAGGAGCGTGCCGAACGTGAAGCCAAAGAGCTGGCAGAAAAAGCAGAGCGCGACCGCATCGAAGCGGAGCAGCGAGCCGAACGTGAGAAGAAAGAAGCCGCTGAAAAGGCCGAGCGTGACAAACAGCAAGCCATTGCCGAAGAGCAACGAAAGGCCTACGAAGAAGCCGAGCGAATTAAGCGTGAAAACGAGCAGAAGGAGCAGGCTCGATTAGCTGAAGAGAAGCGCATCAAGGATGAAGAAGCTCGCCGCGCAGCTGATAAAGAACACCGCAAAACAATAAACAACAAAGCACTACAAGACCTTATCGCCGCAGGTGTGCCGGAAGAATGCGCCAAGCTGTGCATCACGGCTATAGCCAAAGGCAACATCACCGCAATCAGCATCAACTACTAATCAATCAAACAGGAGTAACCCCATGCAAGAACTCAGCTTTGCAGGGTGCCCTCGCATGGGCACTCTTCGCGAATCACAACTAGACCGCATCGTTCGTATCGTCACTCAATTCTTCTCACCACTCTGGAGCAAATAACTATGACTGATTTCATGAGAGAACCACGCCGGATCCAAGCGGTGAGAGCTTGTCGATTTCTGCGCTGGGTTAAACGACTTCCGGTAGTTAAGCACTTATTCATCAAAGGTGATCCGTTATGAACATCACATGCACATCGTTCGCTAGCAAGCATGGAGTACGTCAAGGCGAGTTCGTAATGGAGCTGCAAGGCGTTTCTATAGCTGAGCTACCAAACAGCGAGAAAGAGCTTAGAGAGCTTCTGGCGGGTATGGATATTCAGACTATTTGTGAATACCTGAATGACATGGGCTTCACGGTAACCAATAAACAGGCGGCAGCATGAACCAAACAATAGACCCACTGGAACAGCAGCTAATCCAGTGGATGCGTTCCACAGAGATGATTCCGGTTATGAACGACCAGATTGCTCAACTAGAAGCGGTGGCAGATCACCGTACAAACATGCAAGAGAAAAGGATGGGAATTAATGAGTGTGCTCAGAGTTATTGATACAGAGACATGCGGGTTGAATGGCGGTGTTGTTGAGGTGGCAAGTGTGGATATTGATTACTCCTTAGCCATCATCAATCCAATGAGTGATTTCGTTAAACCAGACCGCCCTATCGAATTTAGCGCCATGGCCATTCATCACATCACAGAGGATATCGTTGCTGATAAGCCATTGATTGATGATGTGGTTGGTCGCTATCAAGGTGCTGATTTCTACATAGCCCACAACGCAAACTTTGATAAAGGTGTACTTCCAGAAATGGGCGGAGAATGGATATGCACAAGAAAGTTAGCGGCGCGTCTTTATCCAGACCTTGATAGCCACGCCAACCAGTTCCTACGTTACGCGCTTGGGCTTGATGCGTGGGTTCCTGAAAACCTACACGCCCACCGTGCGCTATATGATTGCTATGTAACTGCTGCGCTTTTTATTCGCATCTCACGTGATTCGTCTTGGTCAGTTGAAGAAATGCTAGAGATCAGCGCTCAGCCAGTCCTACTAAAAACACTGAGAATTGGGAAGCACAAAGGTAAGACGTTCGCTGAGGTAGCAAAAGAGGATCCTAGCTGGCTCAAGTGGGCTTTAAGCACCATCAGCGACATGTCAGATGACATGCGATTTACGATACAACACTACCTAAGAGACTAATTTAATGAAATTTGAAAAAGCCATGAGAAAGAAAGCCAAGCTACGGCTGGCACTTACTGGGCCAAGCGGGGCTGGGAAAACGTATAGCGCCCTTGTTATCTGTAAAAGTATGGGGGGAAAAACGGCAGTTATAGATACAGAGAAAGGGAGCGCGTCACTTTACTCAAATGAGTTCGATTTCGATGTTCTTGAATTAGACCCGCCATTTAGCCCCGAGAGATTTATTGAGGCTATAGCAGCCGCCGAAGCTGCTGGGTATGACAACCTTGTTATTGATTCTATCTCTCACGAGTGGGGTGGCGTTGGTGGTTGTCTTGATGATCTGGATACGATCGCAAAAACAAAATTCAAAGGAAACACACACGCAGCATGGAGTGCATTAACCCCACGACATCGCAAGTTCCTTGATTCAATACTACGAGTGAATTGCCATGTCGTAGCGACTATGCGAAGCAAGACTGAAACAGCGCAACAGGAAGGTAGCAAAAAGGTCGTAAAACTTGGCATTAAATCTGAGCAACGCGATGGTGTTGAATACGAGTTCACAACCGTTCTTGATATTAACCACGAAACTCACACAGCCACAGCATCCAAAGATAGGACAGGTCTTTTTTCCAATGTGGATTACACAGTAATTGATGATTCGGTAGGGAAAAAGCTTGTCGATTGGCTTAACGATGGAAGAACTAAAGCTGAAATAGACTTAGCCCACTTCGTTCTTGTTGCTGAGAAGTCCCAATCATTTGATTCCCTGAAGTCGGCATGGGCAGAAGCTTACCGTTCATTGAGAGATACTCCAGAACAAGCCAAGGCACAAGAAATATACGAAGCAAGAAAATCAGAATTATTACCAACTGAGGAAGCTGAATAAATGGCGAGCAGAGGCGTAAATAAAGTAATCCTTGTCGGGAATTTGGGGAATGATCCAGAAGTCCGTTATTTACCGAATGGAGGCGCAGTGGCAAATATCACGCTGGCCACATCCGAAAGCTGGCGAGACAAGCAGACTGGTGAGCAGAAGGAAAAAACTGAGTGGCATCGCGTAGTGCTATTCGGAAAGCTAGCTGAGGTTGCAGGTGAGTATCTTCGCAAGGGCTCCCAAGTATATATCGAAGGTAAGCTAACAACTCGCAAATGGACTGATCAGGCCGGAGTAGAGAAATACACAACGGAGATTCACGTTAACGTTGGTGGCACCATGCAGATGCTCGGCGGTAAGCAGGATTCATCATCCAAGCCAGCACAGAACAGAGCGCCCCAGCAAAGCGGGCAGCAAGCACCGCAGCGCAACGACGAACCTCCAATGGACTTTGACTCCGACATCCCCTTCTAACAGGTAACCACCATGACGCCGCAGAGCATCCTGCGCGTCCTCAGCCAGCACCCCGACAATAACATCACCGAATTCCACCGAGCACTTAACTCAGTGGGCGGCAAGCTATTGGGCGGCGGTGCTACTGGCGGGGTGACGCTGAACTACAAAGAACTTTATTACACCTGGCGCAACTCTTTGTGTTGCGAGTACATACAAATCAACCACCTCTTCGCAATCAGGGAATACCTAACAGCGGAACCGTGGGGAAATGACAAGCTAGGCGGCACGGTTTACCGGCTAAAAGATGATATTGATGTAGATGCTGTTATCGAGAAAATCACACCAAAGCGACCAACACCTAAGCCCATCGTTATTCACAAGCCAAAAGCTGGCCAACGCTACATCGGCAAGCGCGGCATTGAGTACACCATCATTTCAGCCTCCGACCACAGCATCGTTTATAGCTTCAACGGAAAAACTCATCAGTCACTCGAACCTACCAAATTCATGTACGGCATGGAGCTTATAGCCGATGCTGCATAGGAGATATTCATGAAAAATCGCAAAGCAAAAATGCTTCTACTCCGCGCCCATAAAAATGGCTTTCCGAGTCAGTGGTTGAAAGTCAGTAATCGACGGGAAGCTCTTTTCTCATATGACGGATGTACGCGCGAAGGATGGCAGGTAAAGAATAGCGCGGCGCAGAACCGCTGGAAGAATCATGTGAGGTATCTGTGATGAACAACCTACCAATAGAGACATACGAATCAGTAGTTCAGCAGCGTGACGCGCTTGAGAAGAAGCTTGCTGATGTGGTGGCCGAGAATTGCGCTCTTAAGTCGAATTTAATGTTCTGGGATGCCGAGTATCCAGAATCACCATATGACACGCCCAGAGAGATTGCAGAGTTATGCTCACTCAACTACAACGAAGAATTCGTCGTTCAGGTCGCCGCCAAGCTTGCTAATCGAACCTATCGCGTGTGCGAAAGTTGGGAAAGTGAGTGCGAGGTGGAGTTAGTGGAAGGTGCTGAAATTGAAACCCCAGCCACCGACGAATTCACAAGAGAGTTGATGGCAAAAGGTGTTGAGGATGCCGCTAGTTCGTTGTTTGGTACAGGATATTCGTTTGACTTGCTAATGGCATATGCCGCTAAGCTTCGCAAGGGGATTAATGATGCACAGTAACAGCAAAGAGCACGAGTACTTCATTTTGAGCGTTCATCACTGCTCTCGCGATGATGCATTCATTTTGATGTTTAGAAGTAATGACTCTGGATACGCATTCCGACTTCATGCTGCTGGGCGTTATACCGAGAAACAAGTGATGGAGCGTCTTGAGTATTACAACGATGGTGACTGCAATATAGCCGTGCCATGCGATGTGATTGGGTCTTTATCTTCCCCTGCTCCAGATGGTTATTTTGACGATAACGGCGGTGTTGTTGTTCTGAATAATGCCAAGAACTGGCGAAAGGCCATAAAGAACGCTGTAGCCAAACCAATGTATGAACCAAAGCCAGAATATCCACGCGCACGTAGAAGCAAGGAGCAGAGCAATGACTAAGTTAACAACTGAGCGTTTAGAGAAAAAAATCAAAAGCTGCATCGAAATTGAAAATTGCGAAGTCATGATGCCGCTTAGCGCAGCGCAAGAGTTATTGGCTTTCCGTAATGCAGCTAAGAATCCGATTGCTTGGGTCGTTGGTGATGAAGAGATTGCCGACTTTAAAAACGGTCGTGAAGTTTGCGTGATGCGGGATTGTGATGATGAGCAGTTAGATTATTTGCCGCTCTATGCAGCACCGGTATTACCTAAACAGCCAAGATGGCCAGCTGCTGAAGTCGAGCGTGACGCGTTACGTTATCGTTTTCTGCGAGATAAAGACTTTTTTGGCGATGAAGACGAGCCGGGGTTAGTGGGCTGGGAAGGATTAGTAGAGTTGGGCTACAACGAATTTGACGCGGCAGTAGATGCGCGAATTTCCCATCCTGATATTGATTACGTCAAATTAGATACAGCACTACGCAAGCATATTCCAGCACAACCTGTAAGCGAGCCTAACTGGGTTAGCGTTGCCGATCGCCTGCCATCTGAATTTGGCCGCTATCTGTGTTACGTCGAAGAACAAAACGATTTAGGTAAATCGCATTATCAGTGGAATTGCTCTTGGAATGGTGATGTGTTTAGTGACTCGTCGCTGACAGGACGCGTAACCCACTGGATGCCATTACCAGCAGCCCCAGCTCAGGAGAGCGAATAATGGCTAAGGCAACTTATCTAAAAGACCTGCTAAAAGCATATAGAGCAGAACAAAGCGCTCGATGGGTTAGAACTAACTCCCCATACAAAAATATGAGCAAAGCCCGATGGCTTGAAGTTATGAATGCTTATAACCGGAAGGTACTCAAAAAACAGCGCCGCTCAGTTGGAAAATCAAATAAATATGGCGTTCGACTAACATCATCATCAATGGCTTTGGCACTCCGTGAAATGAATATGTTGGCGGCGGTGCGGCGTTCTGTCCGCGCTAGCAGGGAGCAGAAATAGATGGCTAAAGTTTATATCGCTGGACCTATGACTGGATTACCGGAATTTAATCGCCCCGCTTTCTTTTCCGCAGCAGCTGATTTAGTAACTAATGGCGACACTCCGCTAAATCCAGCTGTGCTTCCTGATGGCCTATCCCAAGCTGATTACATGGCCATATGCATAGCGATGCTACAGCGTGCAGATTCAATATTGCTGCTCAAAGGATGGAGTGAGAGCGCTGGGGCGTGTGCCGAGTTGGCCTTAGCAGAAAAGCTAGAACTGCAAATACTGGAGCGTAAATGACTCATCCAGTTAACCAAGATTAATAGCCGCTAACCAGCGGCTTTTTTATTGCCGGAGGGTGCATGAGACACATCATCAAGGGTGATCCAACACAGATAGAGCGCTCAGCAATGGAAGCGGCGCTTAATCAGCATCAGGAAAAGTACGGAGACTATGGCCCAACCAAGAAAGGCGTCACGTACACAATCAAAGTTAGCGAAGAGAAATTCTTCATCGAGATTATTAACAGAGAAAAATCATATGTGGCTACATCGATGATGCGGCCGCGTGATTTATCCAAAGTCTGGGGGAACGCAGCGTGAGTGAGTTTGCGAGCAATACACCACTCGAACACAAAGACCGGTGGCAGACGCCGATCGAGGTATTCTCCGCGCTTGATGCTGAGTTTGGTTTCTATCTCGATGCGGCAGCCGACCACAGAAACGCCTTGTGTGCCAGATATCTGACAGAGAGCGATGATGCATTGAATAGCGAGTGGGTAAGCTACGGTGCTATCTGGTGCAATCCCCCCTACTCCGCAATAACTCCGTGGGTGGGAAAGGCCACCGAGCAGTGTAGAGCTCAAAGCCAGCCAGTTGTGATGCTACTCCCTGCAGATACGTCAACCGGTTGGTTTTCCCTGGCACTCGAGTCTGTCGATGAAGTCCGTCTAATCACCGGAGGCAGACTGGCATTCATCAATGCAGGAACAGGTAAGCCCGGTAAAAACGGAAACAGCAAAGGCAGCCTGTTATTTATCTGGCGGCCATTCATCAAACCACGTTGCCAATTCACAACCGTATCACGCGACGAACTGATCGCAATCGGCAGCAACATTATGGCGGGAGTGAAAGCGGCATGACATGACAGCAGAACAAGACAACGCGATCCGCAATGTGGCGCGGCGATGCAACGAAGCAATGAAATCTGCAATAAAGTCCGCGCCAAAAAAAACCAACATCGACACAATCACCCGCCCCATTCTTCTCAGCTACTACGAAACAATTGAACCTATGGGAATTTCATTCCTTAGGTTCCTTTGGGTTATTGGCGTTTTGAATGGGCAGTTTGAGGATAAATGATGAACGAGGAAATATTCACGCTCGAGGAGGCATGTGCATTCCTCAAGATTAGTTTGAACACAGGTTATACATGGATTAAGTCTGGCAGATTGCGAGCAGGACGAACCGGCAGAAATGGAAAGAGTGGCGATTACCGCCTATTGAAATCAGATTGTATTGAATCAGTTCGCCCACGGATCAACAATCAAGCCGTGAATGCGGTTGGCGAACAGGATGAGGGTCTTGTATGTCAATCAAACAAAGAAACGGTATCTACCACTGTGACTTCTTTACGCCTAGTGGGAAGAGAATTAGACAATCTCTTGGGACAACGGAAAAGCGGCAAGCAAAGGAGTTGCACGACAAACTAAAGGCAGAGATGTGGCGAACTGAGAAGCTGGGAGAAGCGCCAGTTAAGCTATTCGAAGAAGCCTGCTTGCGCTGGCTGAATGAAAAGTCACATAAGCGATCGCTAGATGCCGATAAATCAAAAATCGGCTTCTTTCTCTTTCACTTTCGAGGTGTCCCGATCGGGGAAATAACTAACGACCGGATACAGGCTGCATTATCGAAAATGGAGAACCGGTCGCACCGTGCAAGATGGGAGAAGCAACGTGACAGGCTGATGAGGGAGGGAAAGCCGGTTCCTGAATACAAATCAAAACCGGTAACGCAATCTACCATCTATTCTCATCAGGCATTCATGCGCTCTCTACTTCGTATAGCAGCTAATGAATGGGGATGGCTAAATTCGGTTCCGGTAGTAAAGGCCAAGTCACCACGTGGACGTCGAATTCGCTGGTTAACTAAAGATGAAGCTCGTCGTCTGCTTGACGAGTTGCCTGTGCATTTCCGCAGTGTGGTCATGTTCGCTTTGGCTACTGGTCTACGCCGTTCCAATATCCTCAATATGGAATGGTCACAGATAGACATGCAGAGAAAAATGGCGTGGATACATCCAGAAGACGCAAAAGCAGGCCGAGCAATTGGGGTGGCACTCAACGACACGGCCTGCTCTGTTCTTCGCGGTCAGATTGGTAAGCATCACAGGTGGGTATTTGTACATGAGGACTCATGCATTCGACCTAACGGTGAAGTTGCTCCGAAGTTACGCAAAATGAGAGTCGATAGCAATAAGGCATGGCGATCGGCACTCAAGCGAGCGGGTATAGAAGACTTCCGTTTTCATGATCTGCGACACACGTGGGCAAGTTGGTTGGTTCAATCTGGCGTTCCCATCTCTGCGCTACAAGAAATGGGCGGATGGGAGTCTGTAGAAATGGTTCGCAGATATGCGCACCTGTCACCGAATCATCTAACGGAACACGCTAAGCAAATCGACGTTGTTTTTGGAGTTTACGGCACAAATACGACACAAGGGGAGATATCGGAACTGAAAGAAGTGATGTAACTCATTGAATTTGTTGGTGGGTCGTGGCGGGTTCGAACCGCCGACCAATTGATTAAGAGTCAACTGCTCTACCAACTGAGCTAACGACCCAACGGGAATGATTATTCTCTTCTGTGACGCATGCGTCAATTATCACACAATCCCTAGGCGGGCATCTCCTGTCCGCCTAAGTTTACGAAACGATTAAAAAATAAACATCGATGA